GGTGATCCGGGAACTGATGGTAAGGAGGGCCCAAGAGGACAACGTGGGTTAGATGGTAAGCAAGGACCAAAAGGTGATAAGGGTGATTCCGGGATTGTATCTGCGAAGTATCCTCTTGTATATGATACTAATGGTAATGAGATAAGTTTTGATACAAAAAAACTAGAGGAACTTTTAGGTAAATTTAGTAATTTAGGTCCGGGACAAAATGGTCCTGATTATGCTGCTATGACAGATTGGCTTGCTGCTGCCGGTGGTGCTGTTGCAATAATAGACGGTAACAATAACAATGCCAAAGTAACAAATTCTTTGGGGGATTTTGTAATAGAGGGTAGTGGAGTTTCCCTAAATAAGTTAGGTAAGACAGTAACCATGACCATTTCTGGGGGTGGCGGGGCAACTACCGTGGTTAGTGATAATGCTCCCGATGGAATTTATGTTACCGGGGATAAATGGATTGAGTCTGATACGGGAACACTTTTTACTAGATATCAAGCCTTTTGGGTAGAATTTTGAGGTCAAACTAAATGTCGAATTTTCCAACCAATCCATCAACGGGAGCCACTCACGCAATAGGAGACAAAACGTGGGAGTATAATGGTTCTGCATGGCAAAAAATATTCAGCGGAGATGGTATACGAGCGATAGGAATCTCTGGTGGTGATGTTACGATTGGAAGAAGCGGATTAAATTTTGATTCTGACACTGTTGGCTTGACTCTATCTCTCCATTCTTCGGGAAACACTGCATCTTTGATAATAAAAGGAGACGCTTTAGCTTCCACATCCGGAAGAGCGGAGTACACATATACCGTTGTGTCTGGTGTGATAAATCCCCCAAACGCAACATCCAACGGTCAATTTGTATACAATGATGATACTGGTCAAATATCTATTTTTAAGTTTGACAACGACGGTGGAGATTTTAGAACTCAATTATCACAAGCGGCCGCCGGAGGAGTGGAGGGAGTTAGTTCTAAAATTAATGTGGTTGTAGGGAATGATAATAGAACAAAAGTCTTCGAGATTGACAGTCAACAGGTAACTTACGATGGAACTAAGTTTAATGTTGGGAGTTCCTTCCTACAGGGAAATACTGCTGGAACTGGTAAAAAGGTTACTGTATTTATTGATCAGGGAGAACAATTCCTTAGAGCAAAGGAATATAGATTCCCTGACGGAACTTCTGCCTCTTCTATAGTTACTTCATTCAATGGTGAAACGGGTGATGTCACCACCACTAGCACGGTTCTTCCTGTTGCTGGAATCACTGCGACATCTGGTATCACTATAGGTGGTGACATCCATGCTCCAAATGAGTTTCATATTCGTAACGCGAGCGGTGAGACAGTCATTGATGTTGCTAATAGAAATGTAAGCATAGGAGATGTTGACTCTGGGGGCAATGATACGGACATAAACATTCGTGATTCTCATAATGCAATTTATCTAAACGCAGGATCTCAGATCAGACTCAATGCTCCAGATGTTTACATTGAACAGGGGGGTCATTTAGGTGCATTGGGCGATACGGATACTCATATAAATTTTGCTGGGAGTGATGAATTATTTTTAGTGGCAGGTGGAAACACGCTCATGCAAGCAACCACCAACAATATAATTATTGGCGGTGTGACATTTGGTGTCACTGGTGGGGGAGCAACATTCGGCGGAATAATACACGCACAGGGCTTAACACTAGGACCCGGCGGAGTTACATTCCCTGATGGTACTAATATGAAAACTGCTGCTGCTGGTGGTGGCGGAATAGAAGAACTTAACGGATCTACCGCTGCTGGAATAACTCTTGCTCAGGGCTTTAGATATAAAGTATCGGCAGTTGCTGCATCACCAAGTTCACCAAGTGCGGGTGAAATCGCAATTAAAGACCTTCTTGGTGCGGGATTGCTCCCCAGTGGTTTCATACTTCACAAAAATCCTTTTAACTCTGCTATAGATCTAAGTGATACTGATAGTAATGGAAGTTATTTTAAAATGTTTGCCGATGCTGGTGGTATCGCAACAATAATAAATGAAAAAACCGGAAAGTCCGCCCAGTTTATTAACACCTCATCTTTTACTTCGAGTAGTAATGTTTTAGAGTATACTGGTAATGCAAATTCAAATGATGCTACGAGCGCCCTCGCGTCCGTTGGTGATTTCGTTATCGTTAAATTGGATTTTTATACCGATACTGGAGTAACATCTATTGGTGGAGATTCCTTCCAAAATAAGGGAGCTTTGGCTTTAGGTAAGGGTATAACTACGGAAAACGCTGGTAGTGGAACGGGCAGACTCAGACTTGAACAGGAAACTATAGGATTTATTCTTGATGGTGCCGGATCTCCTCTTGGGACAGGAGACAAATTGGACGCTCTTCGTCAAATTCCATATAATATGGAGATTGATTCGACCTCTGCTTTCATTCCTGCCGGAGTTGCCGGGGTTGATAAAACGATTACATTTTCCATCAAGAAAACTTCTACTCTTAATAGTGTAACTAGTTCTGGAGGTATAACAGGATCTAAGTTAACTTTAGGAAACACTGCGTCTGCCGATCAGACAGGATTTACCTTTGATGGTATTGTTGGCGGTGTTCTCTTTAGAGAACTGGGTAGTGCCTCATCAAATGTTGGTGCAACTGTGGATAAAAATGAGTGGATATTCCCAGAAATAACTGGTAACTCTGGTGACATAAATAAATTACAGATATTCATGAAATTAAAACCACAGGACTAGTCTAGGAGTTAAAATGCAATCGTTATACCCATTCGCAGAAATCATGACTGAACTTACAAAGATTGAAGGTCAAATTGTAAAGTTGCAAGAAATTTTTACTTCTTTGGAAGAAAGAACATCAACCGACGAATCACTTATTGACACTTTTGTTGTAAAAGCCAATGAGTTAGAAACAGCAGCAAACGCACTCAAGAACATTACCTTCACGAATTTAAATAGGAGTAAATAATGGCAGACATTACGGACCCAGAGGCGATTAAATTCGTCAATGAATATATTAGACCTATGTGTGAGAACATTCGTTACATGAAAGCACGGGGAGATGATTTTGCACTTAAGTGGGCACAACTAAGTGGTGATTTTCCAAACGACACCTCCCCAGTTGTAGACGGAAGAGATGCAGAGGGTATCAGCCGTTTGACTGGTGCAGACATAAACGCAGTCGCTATCATATTCAATACTCTTCTTGGAGATATTGATGCAACAGCGACAGCAGTTATTGCAAAACCTTGTGTGCGACCTCTTCTTTACTCGGGTGAATAATGGCAACCAAGTATTACTACAGTCAAGCAAGTGGTGACAATGACGGTAGCAGCGAAGCAAACGCCTACACCGATCTCCAGACGGCACTGAACGCTCTTAGTGCTGGTGATCATTTATACTGTAAGAGACACACTTCGCGTGAGGGTGTTAAGACCACGAACTTAACATTCACAACAAATTCCAACACAAACGCTGGAAATACTATTGTCGAAGGGTACACAACTACGCCAGGTGATGGTGGGATGTATCAGACTGCAAGTCCTGTAGACTTCAATGCAGAAGGTGTAGAACTAAGATACTTTGATGTTGACGCTGATGGCGATGCCACCACTGCGATATCAATAGGCGGAGATGGTAGTATTGCTTATAGGTGCAAGGCTGTAAATGCTTATAGCTTCGGGAATGGGTTTGAACTAATTGATGCTGCCGCTATCGAATGTTTTGCTCAGGGTAAGGTGACTCAAGCGGGCGACCAAGTTTTTAGTTGCAATCGAGCAACAATGATTAACTGTGTGGTGATCATAGATGCTGCATCTGGATCTGCGGGTGCAGCGATAGAAGCGGGTGCTGGATTTAGACAGAATCAAATAATAAACTGCTTGATTATCAATGAAGATGGTGCTGAAAGTCATGTCGGTATTAGAGCCACGGGGAGTTCTAACCAACAACAGACATATGTTAACAATACCATATACAACATGGATATAGGGATTGAGTTCGTGGAGGGACCAGCCTCGGGCAGGGTGAACGTGCCATCAACTATGTACGGTAATATACTTTATAGTGTTGGTACTGGTATAAAAAACACACAAAACACCAATACTACCACTTTCGGTCTGCTTGCTTATCAGAATGCATTCGGGGCAGTTACAACTGCTCAAACCAGTGGTCTTGCCACAGATGTTGATAATTTTACTTTGACCGAAAATCCGTTTATTGACACCACCAACTTTCAGTTAAACAACGCGCCTGGCGGCGGAGCGTTAATTAAGGGTAAACTTGGTATTCCCGATCCTAAAGATCCATCCAAATTAACTTCGCTAGTCAGAACTGACTTTCAGTCTTCTGGTGGTGTCACACCCAATCCAGTCGGTGAAGTTTCCAGATCTTTCTGATTGACATTTGTTAGTTACAGAGTATAATTCATGTAAACCATGTGGAGATTCTATACCTATGTCGGAAACTATGAAAATTTATAAACTGTACCCCAACGTACTTGAACTTACTCAGTCAACACATGAAGCTGCTTGTCGTGATATTCATGCACATCTTCGTGCGCCAGTTCCTCCAGAGGATAAACCAGCAATCGTTCGTGAAATACAATGGTATGATTGTTACAATCAATTACACACCACCATGCCAGATGTGACCTTTGAGTGTGACGTTCCGAATGTCACGTTTGAACTTGGACCTAAGTGTCGTGCTTTAATTCCAACTGGTATGGTATTTCACATGGGGGTTGAGTTCTCTGCTAGGATCCATCCAAGATCTGGTATGGCATGGAAGAATGGTATTACGTTAGTCAATGCAGAAGGAGTCATTGACGCTGATTATGACAAGGAGGTTTTCATCCCTCTCTATAATACCACTAACATTCCATTTAAAATTCACCACGGAGACAGAATCGCACAAGTTGAATTTATTCAGCCTTTTAAGAGAGTAAGTTATATTACATACACAGAGGCAACCCCGAAGAAAGATCGTTCTTCTAATCGTAAGGGCGGCTTCGGATCAACAGGAGTTTGATATGACAAGAGATGAATTATTAAAATATCATAGTGAAATTTGTAATGCAGCACAGCAACTAATGTCTCTGAAAAATAGAGACTATGCAGGCAGTGATGGTAATCAACCTTTTGCCAATTTTACCCGAGTGGAGTCAATGGGCATTTGTACTACTGAACAAGGGTTTATGACCAGAGTAACGGACAAGATGAGTAGGTTGTCTTCATTTCTGGATTCCGGTAAAATGCATGTTGAAGATGAGAGTTTTTCTGATACAATAGTAGATGTAATTAATTATATGGTTCTTCTTTCTGCCTATGTAAGTGATAAGGAGAAAGTTGATAAGGTTTTTAAAGAACCTGAACTTCTTGTAGAAGATAAGAACAAAGTTTTTCATCATCCGGTTTGATTCAAGTGAGATTTAATGCAGGAAACTTTTTACACAAATGTAATAATTCGTGGTAATGATATTTTATATCGCGGAATAGAAAATGGTAGGAGAGTTAGAAGAAAGATTCCATATCAACCCACTCTGTATGTCCCTACCAGCAAACAAACAGAATGGAAAACTTTAGATGGTAGAGCGGTAGAAGAATTTAAAGTTGGATCTATTCTAGAGACAAATACTTTCATGAAGGAACATAGAAATGTTTCTGGATTGGAGATTCACGGAAATCTAAATTATGTTTATTCCTACATTGCAGATGAGTTTCCCGGCGATGTCAATTATGATTTTAATGATCTAGTTATTGCATATATTGATATAGAAACGGAATGTGAAAAGGGTTTCCCCGACTACAAATCACCAAATGAAAGAATCATTGCAATAACAATCGCAGTGAATGGTGAGTATCACGTTCTTGGTCTTGGTGATTTTGTCACTAAAAATGAAAACGAGATCGCATATAATTTTGAGACAGAGGAGCAACTTCTCAACGAATTTTATCGTCTCTGGGATGAACTTCAGCCTGATATTGTTACTGGATGGAACATTAGATTCTTTGATATTCCTTACCTCTACAACAGAAGTTGTCGGGTGGTTGGAGAAAGAAAATCAAAGATGCTTTCTCCTTGGAGAACCGTGAGGGAAAAGACAGTTCACCGAATGAATCGTGATCATGATGTGTACGAGCCTCTTGGAGTCTCTGTACTAGACTATTATGAGTTGTATCAGACGTTTACTTATACCAACCAAGAGTCGTATAGGTTGGATCACATATCGTTTGTCGAACTTGGAGAAAAGAAACTTTCTTATGATGAGTTTGACAGTATTGCAGACTTCTACCAGAAAGATTTTCAAAAATTCATTGAGTATAATATTAAAGATGTGCAGTTGGTTCACCGGCTAGAGCAGAAGATGAAACTTCTGGAACTGGTGGTTGCTCTGACGTACTCCGCCAAAGTTAATATGATGGATGTATTTTCTCAGGTTAAAACGTGGGATCAGATTATCTTTCATTATCTCTATGAGAAAAATATTATCATCCCGCCGAAAAACTTTTCGGAAAAGGATGTTCAATATGCGGGTGCTTATGTGAAGGATCCGATTGTGGGTAAACATGACTGGGTAGTTTCGTATGACCTTAACTCTCTCTATCCTCACCTTATTATGCAGTATAATATATCGTCTGACACTAAGGTTAGGGGATCTATGTCTCGTAAGGCAATTGAAATTGATGGTATATTGGAGGAAACTCCTGATACCATGAATCGTATCAGGGAATGGACGAATCAAGGATACTGTGTTGCTGCAAACGGAACGCTATACAGAAAAGACAAGCAAGGGTTTCTGCCCGAACTCATGGAAAAACTCTATACTGAAAGAAAGAAGTATAAGAGGTTGATGATTGACTTCCAGAAGAGACAGCAAGCGGGGGAGAAGGGCCTTGAAAATGAGATAGCCAAATATGACAACTTTCAGCAAGTTCGTAAGATTCAATTGAACTCTGCTTATGGTGCAATTGGTAATGAATGGTTTCGCTACTACGATGTGGAAATGGCCGAAGCAATTACACTTTCTGGACAGTTGAGTATTCGATGGATAGCAAACAAACTCAATGAATTTTTAAATGAACATGTGGGAACTACCGACTATGACTATGTTGTGGCATCTGATACCGATTCTGTGTATCTCAGGCTTGGTAATCTTGTGGATCGTTTTTTGGCTGATGGAACTGATGTGGAGAAAATCACAGATTTCCTTGACAAAGCATCAGAAAAAATAATAGAACCCTTTATCGACAAGAAGTATGAAGAACTTTCTGGTTTGATGAATGCGTTCGATAACAAGATGGTGATGGAGAGAGAAGTAATCGCAAAGACTGGTGTGTGGACCGCAAAGAAAAGGTACATGCTAAGTGTTCATGATTCGGAGGGTATTCGATACAAGACACCTAAGTTGAAGATCATGGGCATTGAGACTTCTCGATCATCCACACCGCAAGTGGTTCGTAACAAATTGAAAGAGATGATAAGCACTGTAATGACTGGAACAGAAGATGAACTAATTTCTTCTGTTGGTGAATTTAAGTCTGAGTTTAACTTTCTTGATCCAGAGGACATAGCATTCCCCCGCGGCGTGTCTAACCTAACGAAGTATCATGATAGTGCCCAAATATACAGCAAAGGAACACCTATCGCAGTAAAGGGTGCTTTGATTTACAACTACTATATCAACAAGATGAAACTAGGTAGGAAGTATCGTGAAATAATAGAGGGAGATAAGATAAAGTTTGTTTATCTCAAGACACCCAATCCGATGGCGGGATCCTTTGGAAAGGATCATGTTCTTTCTTTTCCGAATGGTATTCCGAAGGAATTTGAACTTACTGATTTCATCGATTATGATAAACAATTTACCAAGTCTTTTTTAGAACCTCTAAATACTATTTTAAAAGCAGTTGGATGGGAGTATGAAAAGAAAGCATCCCTAGAAACATTTTTTGGATAATACTATGAACAATACAATTTATAAATGCGAATTTTCTCTACAGGATTTACAGACGATGTATTATCTTGTGGAGAAAGAAATGGTATTGACAGAGAGGAACTTATCTGCTAGTCTATCGGATAAGACAGTGAATCTTTCTCGATACGAAGATCTTCTTTCAAAGAAGAATGTATTAGAGAAGACACGAAAGCAACTTAAAAATTACTACGGAGATATTGATGTTAAATGATTTGATAAAAGAAAGTGGAAATAAGTACGCAAGCATCGTTGATGACGGAATTTCTGGTTCTGATATTACGGGGTTTGTCGATACTGGTTCCTTTATATTTAATGCTCTCCTTAGTGGGTCAATTTATGGTGGGATACCTGACAATAAAATCATTGCACTTGCCGGAGAGTCAGCAACTGGTAAGACGTACTTTGCGTTGGGCGTGGTTCGTAAATTCCTGTCTGACAATCCCGACGCTGTTGTTCTTTATTTTGATTCTGAGCAAGCAGTAACTTCTGATATGATTCGGGATCGAGGAATTGATCCCAAGAGAGTTGCAGTAATGCCTGTCTCTACGGTAGAAGAGTTTCGTCACCAAGCAATCAGTATTGTTGATAAGTACACGGAATTGTCAGAAAAGAAACCAATGATGATTGTTCTTGATTCTCTTGGTATGCTTTCTACTGAGAAGGAAATGAATGATACTGCCGAAGGTAAGACTACCCGAGATATGACTCGTGCCCAAGTAATTAAAGCCACTTTCCGTGTCTTAACTTTGAAACTGGGAGCAGCGGGTATTCCTATGATCATGACGAATCATACCTACGATCAGGTTGGCTCGATGTTTCCCACAAAGCAAATGAGTGGCGGTGCAGGTCTTAAGTATGCCGCTTCTACTATTATTTTCCTTTCCAAGAAAAAGGTAAAGGAAGGAACTGATGTCATTGGTAACATCATTCATTGTAAATTATATAAGTCCAGATTAACAAAAGAGAACGCTATGGTTGACGTTCTTCTAAATTACGATAGTGGACTTCATCTTTACTATGGTCTATTGACTCTTGCTGAAAAGTATGATATAATCAAAAAGGTTTCGACGCGATATGAGTTCCCTGACGGAACAAAAGCCTATGAGAAGGCAGTCTATAAGAATCCAGAAAAATACTTTACAGCAGATATCATGAAGCAACTCAACGAAGTGGCACTCAAAGAGTTTACTTATGGTTCAGCAGAGGATAGTGATCAAACAAATGAAGGTGACTGAAGACCTAATTTTAGAAAACTTGATGTTCAATGAAAACTTTACTCGTAAAGTAATTCCCTTTCTGAAAGAAGATTACTTTCAGGATACGATTAAGAGAACAATCTTCGTTGAGATCCGGGAGTTTTTCAACAAGTATAATCAGATGCCATCCAAAGATGCCCTGAATATTCAACTTGAAAAACGAACGAATCTCAACGAGGATCAATTCAAATCTATTCTTAACTTAGTAGATTCTTTTGTGTATGACGAGGAGTCGGAAAAGTCCGATACTTGGATATACGATGAGACTGAAAACTTCTGCAAAGACCGTGCGATCTATAATGCTATTATGGATAGTATCCATATCATAGATGGTAAGTCTAAGACTCAAGATAAGAATGCAATACCAGATCTTCTTAGTACTGCACTCGGTGTTTCTTTCAATGAGCATATCGGGCACGATTACATTTTTGATGCAGAGGATCGCTTCGATTTCTATCACAGGGTAGAGAAGAAGACTCCTTTCGATCTAGAGTTCTTCAATACTATTACAAATGGCGGTACACCCAACAAGACACTGAATGTGGTTATCGCCGGTACAGGTGTTGGTAAGTCATTATTTCTTTGTCACCATGCCGCAAATTGTCTTACCCAGAATCTAAATGTTCTTTATGTCACATGTGAAATGGCCGAGGAGAGAATCGCGGAACGAATTGATGCTAACTTATTCAACATTACTATGGATGAACTTAAAGAACTTCCAAAGCAAATGTATGATGCAAAGATCGAGAACATTAAAAAGAGTGTCGGTGGTAATCTTATCATCAAAGAATATCCTACGGCCACAGCAAATGTGAATCACTTTCGATCACTGCTAGATGAACTGAAGATTAAAAAGAGATTTGTTCCTGACATCATCTTTATTGATTATCTAAATATCTGTGCATCCGCTAGGATTAAAAATGGAGACGGCGGCGGTTCTTACTTTTACATTAAATCAATTGCAGAGGAACTCCGAGGACTTGCTGTTGAAAACAATGTTCCAATCTTCACTGCAACACAAACTAACCGAACTGGATTTTCCAGTAGTGATATTGGGTTGGAGGATACTTCGGAATCCTTTGGATTACCTGCTACTGCCGACTTTATGTTTGCACTAATCTCTACCGAAGAGTTAGAAGAAATGCAGCAAATTATGGTGAAACAACTTAAGAATCGATACAATGATACGGCAGTAAATCGTAAATTTATTCTAAATATCAATCGTGCAAAGATGAAACTTGAAGATGTAAAACTAGAGGAACAAAGTTTGATTGATGCCAACCAAACACCAACAGTTTCTGGTAATGGATTTGATCAGAAAAGTTTTGAAAAGAATTTCGATAAGAACAAATTTGATAATTGGAATATTTGATGAGTGGTTACATTGATAGAAAATATATCAATCTAGTTTCCCCCCAACTGGAACGATTTGCATGGAAAAGTGATACTCTTGCAAATTGCAGATGTCCCATTTGCGGAGATTCTCAGAAAAATAAAAGAAAGGCCCGAGGATTCTTTTATCTAAAGGGTAATGATTATTTTTATAAGTGTCACAATTGCGGAGCAGGACATTCTTTGTATAGATTTTTAGAATCTGTTTGTGGTTCTTTATCAAAAGAATATTCTCTTGAGAGATGGAGGAACGGAGAAAATGCTCGTTCTAATTATGTAAAACCCAAGGAAGAAAATATGTTTAATTTCAAACAACCAAAGTTCAAACCCAAGCATGACTTACTGAAACCTCTGGTGTCCGTGAAAGATCTGCCATCTGATCATATATGTCGAGAATTTGTAGAGATGAGAAAAATACCCAAGAAGTTTTATGATGTTCTTTACTATACAGATAACTTCTTGGATTATATGAGGATGATAGACCCTGAACTGAATCCCGCAAAATGGACAAACACAGAACCTCGTCTGGTCATTCCCTTCTTCAATAAAGATAATGATGTTGTTGCAGTTCAGGGCCGATCACTTTCATTGAAGGACGAGTACAACGCTCGAACCACTCTGCGTTACATCACCGTCAAGTCGGACAAGTCGATTGAACGACTCTGGTATGGTATGTGGCGTGCAAATCCAAAGAAGCGTGTCTATGTTGTCGAAGGACCTTTGGATAGTATGTTTGTTCCTAACACCGTGGCAATGGTCGGTGCTGCTGCTATTGATCGAGTGCCGGCACGATTCGCTAATACTGACATGGTTTACGTTCTTGACAATGAACCACGAAATCTTCAGATTGTGAAGTTCAATGAAAATCTCATTGAACAAGGTAAGACTGTTTGTATTTGGCCGAATGGGATTAGAGATAAAGACATCAATGACATGATCTATAGATTCAGTCCGAAACAAATTAAGAAGATGATGGACGATAACGCAGTGTCCGGACTCGAAGCAAAAATGAGACTAAATCGATGGAGGAAAGTATAGAATGAGTGAAACGGTATTAGACAAAGGACATGTTCATTTGGTTGATCATATGGGTTCGGATCTCATGGTATGCAACGCAGCACGGGTTTCTTTCTCTAAGGATACCGAGTGGGAGGTAGACGAGGAAGCAGTGAAAAGACTTCGTGAGAGTGGATCCTCGTATCATAAAGAAGACGTACAGAAGTTAGGTGAACGGGATGTGAAGTTACTTAAGTATCTTGCGAAGCACCAACACTGGACACCATTCGCACACCCGCAGATTACTTTACGGGTGAAAGCGCCTGTGTCTATTCGTACTCAGATGTTCAAACATAAGCAGGGGTTCGTGGAGAACGAGATTAGTCGTCGTTATGTTTCGTTTGAACCTGAGTTTTATTCTCCAGAATGGAGAGGAAAACCGACTGATGGCGCAAAACAGGGTAGTGATGATTTCATAGAGATCAAACCAGATATTCAAAAGACATTTGATAATATGCTGGAAGGTTGTATGAGAACTTATAATGATCTTCTAGAAGCGGGCGTAGCACCCGAACAGGCAAGATTTATGCTTCCACAGGGAATGTATACTGAGTGGTATTGGACGGGTTCCCTTGCTGCCTATGCTCGATTCTACAAGCAACGAATCGATACACATGCACAGTACGAAGTCAGAGAATATGCGAAAGCAATCGGTGTTCTAATTTCCCGACTTTTCCCGGTATCGTGGAAATGTCTAACCTGCCATTGACTATATAAGTAACCAACAAGAATACAAGGAGTTTTCTACATTATGCAATTACCATCTTTATACCAGTCATTTATTCATCTTTCTCGTTATTCTCGTTGGTTAGATAATGAAGGTAGAAGAGAAACGTGGCCAGAGACGGTTTCTAGGTATTTTGATTTTTTCACTGAACATCTAAAAGAAGAATGTAACTATGATGTTCCCGATAAACTCAGAAAGGAATTAGAAAAAGCCGTAACTAACCTAGAAATTATGCCTTCTATGCGAGCACTAATGACCGCAGGGGAGGCGTTAAAAAGAGACAATGTTGCAGGGTACAATTGTTCTTACGTCAGTGCAAGTAAAGTTAAGTCGTTTGATGAGATTCTGTACATCCTCATGTG